AATCTATAGGTGAGTCCTTGTACCCAATACGTTCATCCCAACACACTATAATTGAAACATTGCAATATGGTATAAGCATTTCTGATATTTTTATTAATCCCCTTATGTAATTCTCATACTCTTTCCACGCTTTAGAGTTTCTGTCTATATTCTCATCATCTATTAATTCTGTTCGAAATTGCTTATCAAGAGCAATTGTCACTTCTTCTACTCCTAGTGAGAGCAATAAATCTCTTTGGTATAATGAAAATGACATACCACACAGACTGAGGGCAATATTATTCTCTTGACCAAAATAACTTCCATAAAGCATGGGTGATTTTTCACTTTCGAATAGAATTGTTTTTTTTATTTTCCTTATATTGTCTTGATTTTGGAAGATTCCATAAAGATTAAAATGAATTGGGTATCTATAAGTTAATCCTTGAATTGTAATTGGCATATACTTCTTTCCTGAATTAACTTGATACTGTAAAAAGTTTCTTGCCCTTATACCTACTAAGTTGCCATTAATATCAAGATGAGGAATTACACATTTGAGTTGATTTATATAAAATTTTACTTGAAAGATATCAGCAATTTCATCTATAATTCCTTCAGAATGCCATGATAAAGGCATATAATCGTCAAACATATTCAATATATATTTATTATAAGAAGGAAGTTTCACCAATTGTTTTTCTTTTTTACGAAGATGAAGTTTTAAAAATTTTAAATCATCATTTTCCACTTCTTTCTTTTGTAATCCCTTTTTCTTTTTACTAAAATTAGTAATGTTTTTAAATTTACAAAGATATTTAAAAGCTTCAGAGAAGTCTACATTGTTTATTGACATAATTAAATCAAAGAGACTCATTGATCCACATGAAGTATAGCAAATGAAGAATTTACTATCTATATAATAATAGAGTTTATGACTATCTCCTCCATGACAAACCGTTAAGAATTGTAACACATTATCATTATTTTTGTCCTTTTTAGGATTCCCAGAACCTAAATCATTTAATATATTAACAACGTCTTCTGTTGTCACCAACTCCATTAATTCATCTCTGTCCACTATTAATCACTCGTTTCAATGACTTTATCTTCTAATTCAATTAATGTTTTATCAATCGATATTGGTTCATAGTCTCTATTTGTACAAAATAGATCAATAGTTTTCATATTACCTAAGTTTTGATAACACCATATTTTTACTTCTTCTGTAATTTCTCCAAATCTATTTTTATATACTGTATAACACACATTGGGGATTATGGTTTTATTCAATCCTTTTGCTTTTGGAATTAAAGGTTGAATAAAATCAAGTTCTTTTTTTGTTGGTGCAAATACGGTAATGCCTACGTCACACTTATTTGGAAGTGATCTAGCTCCTTTAACTGCTCTTTGATCTCTGAACCCATCTACTCTTGCTCCATCTGTTGTCTGAGTGAATCCAAAAATAACAATATCGTAATCGGTCGCTAATGTTTTTGTATTAGAGGAAAGGCTCAATAATACCTGATCTTCTCTAGCAGTCATTCCTTTGGTTAATTGAACATATTCAGAAGTTAATGCTATAGTTAATTCTAGATAATCAATGGCTAAAGCATCTAATCCTTCATTGATTTTATATCTGTCTACTGTATTTCTTATGTATGCTAGGTCATAATTTGGTTCATCTTCTAAAAACAATTTTGTATTTTTAACATATTCAATAGCTTTATCGACTCTGATTTCTTCTTCTTCTGTCATGATATTTTTCTTAATCTTAAATTCTTCTACTCCGCTAACAAATGCCCACATCATAGGTTCTAATTCTTCATAGATTTTCATTTCTGTTCCTATATATAATCCAACATTATTTTGTCCATTTGGATTGGGAACAAAATCATTTTTATCAAAATCCCACAGATGAGAACAACATATCAAAAGCAATCTCTCGATAGCTACACGGGTTTTACCTTTTCCACTATCTCTAGTTTCAAGGAAAAAACCACCTTTTAAAGCACCCCTAGTAAGCGTATTTAAATACTTACTTTCTAGTCCGTATCCATAACAAGGAGACTCCTTCATTTTTATTCTTAATTCATCTGCATTGTCTCCAGCTTTTCTTCGTTTTGTTGAGTCTCTTATTAAAAACTTTTCTTTAACATTAAAATTTTTTCTATCAAAGTATTGTTGAACCTCATTTAATGTCATAGATTCAAATTTTTCTTGTTGTTGCTTAATAATTATATGGTCTATCTCATCCATATCTAAGATTCCAGATACGTCTGTACCCTCATTCATATAACTTCTCAGTAGCGATAATTTTCTTAATTTATTATAGTAATATTCATAATTTGTATTATTACCGTCCTCATATATCCCTGATAACCATTCAATATTTTTTTCGTTATCAAAAATCATTTTATATGACTTAGGATCGTTTGTGTTTAAGTATGTTTCTATATCTGCTATCTTTACTTCATTCAATCCTTGAAGAGATAAATTATATACACAAGTATGAATTAATTGGTGTAGTCCATTTGGGAAATCTTCAAGGTTTAACGCATATTTTTTATCTTTTAATAAATTAGGATTCTTCATTATGCAACCCAATACCTGACAAGAGATTCTTTTATCATGATATTTTTCAATTTGTTTTTTAGTTATCTTCATTATACTCCTCCCAGTCAAAATTCAATGGCAAAGGGTTCTTATTAATTGATATCTTGTCAGCAATTTTAGTTTTTATTTGGACTGATTTCTCTTCTCCTTTAAACTCTTCTGCTATATCTTGAAGATTAAACATTCTATTATAGTGATTTTTTGCTTTATCATAGAAATAAGGTATGATTCCCAATCCAGTATCTTCCAATACATCATTCTCTAATATTTTGTAATAATATTGTAAAGTATAATACATGCCAATATTAGTATACTCATAGTCTGCTCTATAATTTTTCATTTGTTGGAACATCATGCCTGTAGGTTTATCAATATTATATAATTTACATATGTATTCAAAAAGCAAATCCCAATCATTCTTATATAGAGCAGACTCTTCTTCTTTTATTTCCAAACATGTTTTACAATATCTTTTTTGACTTTTAATAATTGTTTCTTCTTTCAGAAATGATTCTTCACATATAGTACATTTTAATTTCTTAGGTGGTTTATCTTTTATAACTTTTGTAACCATATAATCACCTCTATTTTAAATAGGGAGTAGATGAAACTACCCCCTATTATTATAATTTTATATTATTCTTATTCGTCTTCTAACTTTTCTAGTAATTCTTCCAAGTCTTGTTTAATTCGCATTAGAAGTTGCAATTGTTTTTTTGTGGTTTCACTAACGGCTACATCCTCTCCCAAATGCTCAGTTACAATATCTGCATATTCTTCAAGTTTATCTAACTCCTCAAATTGTGCAAACAATTCTCCGATAGATTCCTTTAATTCTTCATGTGTAGGTTCATCTCCTTCATAGATTTCTCTTTGTACTTTGTAATCTACATCATCTTTTTGCCCAGACATTTCTTTTTCTTTAATTAATCCTGCAATAATAACTTTTTCTAAATTTTCTGCTGTAAAATCCTCAATAATAGAATCAGTATAAATATTTCTACTTCGAGCAAAAAAATCATCTGTTTCTGCTAAATATCCACTAGAATTAATGGGTATTCCATCGTCATCAACTCCATTAGATTTTAGATACACTACATAGTCGGAATTGTTACGCATTGGAGCGATATTTCTTTCGTCTCCTTCAATGATGAATTTATCTTTATCTTTATCAAATTTTTCATGTCCAAGAAACAATACTGTAAACCCAAGTTTTAACAAGGTATTGACTTGAGTAAACATTTCATCTTGATATTCTTGCCATAGACCATAACCTTTGTTGCCTGTTTTAATACTTGTTGAACCAAACTTTTCAGTTATGTAATCTCTACACCATCTACCCATAGTTTCCATTCCATCACAAATAATAGTAACTTGTTCTTGCTGAACAATTTTTGCCCACTTCTTACCACTCAACGTCTTTAAATGACCTGTAAAATCACTCCATTTGTTCGCTTTTAATACGATAGCACCACTAATCCCATTTAATCCTTCCTCAAAAGGAATAAATACTGGGTTTTTAAATTTTGATGCCTGATAAGTCTTTCCTAAATTATTGTAACCATAAATAGTAATAATTTTACCTCTTAAATCAGTGGTAATTTTACTAACTTTAGCCTTATCCTTAAAAGTCATTTCAACCAGACTCAATAAATCACTAGAAATTGCCATTTATTATTTCCCCCTAATATTTTATTTAATTATTATTTTTTACAAGAAGGAGATTGCTCCCCTTCTTTTATTTCCAACCTAGAACTTAGGGCGTTCCCTTTTAGTTTTTTCCCCACTTGCGCTAGTATTTGATCCCTTATTGCCCATACCTTTGCCTTTTTTATTATCTACAATTTCCTCATTTTTTTTCTCTTCGATTGCAACATCACGCTCAATCTTTGCCTGTTTAATCAATTCCATATCGAATTCTTTTTCTTCGTCTTCTTGGATATCTGCACCAACGACAACTAATTCATTAATATATTCTCTATGCTCTTCTACTTTTGCTCTGCCTAAACCTCCTCCTTTTGTAGTTTTAGTGATAATGGATTTATAATTAATGTCTCCCCATACATTAAGTGTCATTCCTTCTTCAACTTGAGCAAGAATATCTTCTCCAAAATCAAATTCTTCACCATCATCATTTAAGATAATTCCTACAACAACTTCCATAGGAATAACTTTCCCACCATAAATAGGTGTCCATCCACTTACAATAGCTCTGCCAGTAGGTTCGTCTTGTTTTATTTCTTCTTTAACAGAAGTTACGAACATTTCAACATCGAATTTTGCTTTATAATCCTCTGGTTTTATTGAAGAATCTACTGTAATATTACCAAAACCTAAGTCGATATTCACCTTTGTTTTTACTTCCTCTGTTTCTTTAATCTTAAAAATATCTTCATTAAAGCGAGGAGTAAATTCTTTTTGTCCTTGTATTCTTACCTTGGCTACATTTTCACGATCCTCATCATTTTTACAAGATGCTAGAGTTAATAAATCTTCATTGATGAATTTTTGTAACACTTCAAATGATTTCTTAACTTTACCTTTTTTATTTTTTTCTGCTACAAAAACTTTAATTTCAATTTCTGAGAAATCACCAGTATTGATAACTAAAGATCCATTAATATAATTTCCTTCTTTGTTTTTATTTAAATTCAGTTTTTGTTCCTTAACTTCTCCGATTAAAGTGATATCATTAATTGCTTGTCGTAGTTCGGCATTGTTTTCATTGTTTTCCATATGTATAATTCCTTCTTTCAATTATTATTTATTTTATTGTTTAATGCACATGATCTATTAAAATATATTGAAAGAAGGTGGACTTTTATTAAATTTTATTGGTCTTCTGCATTTGCCTTTATTCTTCAACCAATCAACCCTTTCTCTAAAATATTATTTATATTTAACCACTTAATAATTATACCATTTTCCAATCTTAATGTCAACAAATATTATTTATTACTTCTAATAAAACCAAAACCACTTAAAATTTATATCATCCTTTACCAGCAAATTCTCCGAATAATTCTTTGCGTTTCTTTTTTGCAAATTTACATGC